GTACTTTCTCCACCACCTACTCCACCCATAAGCTGACCAACTGCGTTTGATCCTCCGCCAATTAATGCGCCTATCAAACCAGTTACTAAAGCTCCCGGTCCTGTTCCAGCACCTACAAGTGCACCAGCACCACCAGCCATAGCAGCGCTAGCTAACATTGATTTAAAGTCAAAACCTTTATTAGATTTTCCAGTTTGATATCCGCCGTACGCTGAAAGAGCTGCACCTAAGATTGGAACTGCTTTACCACCCGCCATAGCTGCTTTACCAGCGCCACTTGTTAGGGCTCCACCCTTACCACCTAATCCTCCAAAAGCCATACGCATCGCCAGCATATTTCCTAAGAAACCTGCAGCACCTGACATAGTGGCTCCTGCGCCACCAGCCATAGGAAGAGTCTGTAACACGCCTTTAAGGGCAGCCAATCCGTTTACAACACCAGGAAGAGTTTCCGCAATTGCAGCAAACCCGTTGTTTACAGCAGCTGCTGCACCTAGTGCGCCTTGATAACCGCCAACTAAACCTTGTTCTGTTCCTTGCAAAACTCTATTTTGTGAGCTTTGAAAATTAAAGTTACTAGCCTGTACTCCGCCACCGACACCCATAGTTCCAAGCATGCCCTTTGCGCTGCCCATGTCCTTAGCGCTTAACGGTTTATTATTTTTAAATCTAGCCATAAGGCCACTGGTGTAAAGATTAAATAGGTTTGGATCCCCACCAGCAATGTTCATAATTGTTTGGTACTCAATGCTGTTTGGACTAAACATTACCTCAGGATTTTTAGGTGTTTTTCCTCGGTATATTTTTGAGTACAGCTCATTGATAATCTCATTAGGTGGTCGCAGGTTTCCTTCTCTATCACGAAGCCTAATTCCCATGCGAAGCATATTCATTCCGCTTTGTCCAGCGTATGCTCCAGCTGCCTGCTCGTTACTCATACCACTAATGGCACTCATGCCACCAAGTTGACTCATAATTCTTTGGGTGCTTACTGATTGAGCACCGTATCCACCTTGAGACAAAATTTGTCCCATAGCCATGGTTGGACCCATAGAGCTAGTTGCATTACCACGACCAATCATGGAGTTTGCGCCAGTGATCACTCCTCTAGCGTTCATACCGCCAGAGCTGTACATAGCTACGCCTTCAGCACTAAGCCTTTGTGTAACAGCTGTCATGGTGTTAGGCATGATGCCCATGGCACCGGCACCTACTGCGGCTATGCCCATACCAATGCCGCTGGCAACCCCTACGCCGCCTCTATTAGGCATTTGTCCAAGACTATTGCCCATAGTGCTTGTAGATCTACCGCCAGATTGAGTCTTAGCTACGCTATCTACGTGTGCACGAATCTTGGCATAAGTTTTTTCAAGTTCTTTAGCAGTTTTAAGAACGTTTACAAAACCTTTATTGGCAGTATCAGTTAACTTTTCGACACTCTTTTGACCGGTGAAAGCTTCGTCTCCACCGGTGCCTAAGTTTCCTCTTGCCTCTGCCAAGTTATCTCACCACCTTAGGTCTTGCTACTGCTTTGGACAAAAATATTAATCGTTCTCTTACCGTAAGATTTCTTAACTCTGTCAGTGACCAGCCCGGGTAAAACTGAGCTAGTAAGTCGTAGGAGTCAATTACATCTTGATAGCTACTCTCATTGACGAAACAACTCTGCCAGGGTTAGTGGCAGGTATACCTCCTGGCCGCATGTTCCGCAAGCCTTTTTAATTTCGCTTAGTTGTGGTCCAGGGTTTCGTTTTGCAATCTCGTCTAAAAGAAGCCTGCGGTCTGTTATTCCAAGAGTTCTAATGCGATTTGCGTTTAGAACTGGTTGATCACCAATTTCTGTTACGCAAGCAGCTAATAGCATGGTGTCTAACTCTGCAGAGTTCTTGTCTGTAGCGTTAATAATTTGAGTTTGAACATCTCCTGTAGGTAGGTTGACCTTTGCAGGACCAGCCTTTAGTTCTACAGTAAATCTACGATCTCTAATAGGATCGTCTAGCTTTTTAACCTCAACATCTTTGTCTAGGTCAATCTTAAAAGTTTGTAGTTCCGGACACTTATCGCAAACAGTACTGACTTCTACTTCTGAACCAAAAGTTGCTTTTCTAATAGCTAAGAGCAAAGCTTCTCTATCCCCTGCGAGCAAGGAACCTAGAAGTTGTTTAGTAGCTGGTTCTTCTCCAATTGATACTGTTGCTCTTTCTAGAATAGCTAGTAGGGCTTTTCCTGGATCAGATAACTTAGCAATTGCTTCTTCATCTGCCCCATTTAATTCTCTAACCTCAGCTGTTGTAGAAACTGTTCCTGCAAACGGATCAATAAGACCCGCAGCTAAAGTAACTGTTGTGTCAGGGAGTGACGGGATTACCACTTCTGGTATAGATCCCGCCACTTCCTGACTAACAAGCTTATTAACATCTTCCAATAGTTGGTTTGCTAATTGTGGATTTTCTGCTGCATTAATAATTGTAGACATGTGATATTCCTTTTCTTAGATGTTATTAGAACGAAGCTGCGCTTCCGGCTTGGGTAAGAGCTGATGCGTACTTTGCATCCCAACCTTCGTGTACTAACGTCATCTCTTCTACCATTAAACTATTTCCACCAGCATCTAGGTTGCTGTATGAAAGGTTGGTAATCCAGGCGTTGTATACACGGAAACGAATTGCTACGTGTGGGTTTTCATTACGCTTTGCAAGAGTTTTGTCTTCTCCGCTAAGACCAGCTGCGTTTGGATGGCTTAGAACAGAGATATCCAAATCGCATCGGAAATCTGCTCCAATACCAGCTTTAGCACCGCTGCTAATAACTGAGAATAAGCGCTTCATCCAGTCTAGCTGAGAAGAAGTTTCTCCTAACATTACACCCTTGCTGAGTGTTATTGGACTAAACGAAGTTTGTCCAGGTAGCTGGTGAACAGTGGTGTTGTAGCCACCTTCACGGTACTGGATTGCTTCAGTAGAGACGGTTAGGCCTGATACTGAAGTAAATCCCATTGATGTATTAAAAGCAAATTCAGGAGTTGCTGCGTCTGCTGTTGGCAAAAACTGTACAAGAAACCGAAAATTACGAACTGGATCGGTAGCTAGTGTACTTAATACATTAGTAAATGCGGGTTTTGCTGCCATTATCTTTTATCCTTTCCTTAACTACGCCGAAGCGTTTCCAGTGATTTGCCCGATGCTAATCACGATGAACTCTGCAGGGTACTCTACGGCCACACCGACTTCGATGTTTACTCGGCCAGCAAGAATATCTGTAGGGGTATTATTTGAAGCATCGCATCTTACGTAAAATGCCTGCTCTGGAGTCTGTCCTCTTAGTCCACCTTGTGACCAGTAGTTACGGAGGAAGTTACCCAATGAGGTTCTAATTTGATTCCATAGAATTTCACTGTTGTTCTCAAACACAGCAAAGCTGCTGCGATCAGTCAACTCTTTCTTTAGATAGATCATTGAACGACGTACGTTGATGTAGCGCTCACCTGTTGAGTTATTTAGAGTGCGACCACCCATAATAACAATTCCACCACCAGGAACGTTACGAATAGCGTTTACTGGCTTAGAAGCTGCGTTTAGGGAATCTAGTTCTGCGTTTGTCAATGATCGTTCTAGAGCTACAGCGCTTCCAATCTTTGTACCAAAACCAGCTGGGGTTTTGAATACTCCGCGAGATGCGTCAGTCTCTAGATATTTTCCTGCAGCAATTGCTGCTGGTCCTACTACTCGAGTTGCACCAGGTGCAGACTTTAGTAGATCTGGAATTACTACCCATGGGTAGTAAATAGCTGCGTTGCCGCCGTCTACCGCTCCGCAACCATCGATTGCGTAGGTAATTGCTTCTGCTGGCGTAGAACCTGCAGGAGGATCAATTAGAGCAAATACATCTCCACGAGCATCTGCATATGCAGTTACGTCTGTGTCTAGAAGTACTTTTGCAGCACGGTCTGCGTTATCTCCACCTGATGCAAACTTGTATGATGCATCACCATTAATTAGAATAAGTGGGTTAGTAATCGCGTCAAAAGTAGTTAGTGCAGTCTGATAGTTAGCACGTGTAGGTGCTGATCCATCTGCGCCTGAAGTAAATGCCTTTTGTCCTGCAACTTCTGGTTGGTTATCTGGAGCTGCTGTACCGCTAGTTAGGTTAGTAAGCGTTACATAATAAGATGCTGAGTTTACATAAGCAACCGCATAACGGCTGTTTGTTGTAGACATGCTTAGATCAGTAAACTGTTCTAGGATGCCGTTAGCATCAGAAATGATTAGATTAAAGGTTGTTGTAGAGGATGCTCTAACTTCTGCCTTTAATGCGTTGCCCCAAGCACCAGCGCTTTTTGCTGTTACTCGAAGTGTGCTTAGTGGTGTAGCTGCACGGTCACGAAGTACCACGGAAGCTGCTGTAGCTCCGGAACCTGTAACACGCTTAATATAAGCGCTGCGGCCACCATTAGCAAAGAATGAATAGACAGCCCAAGTAGCTGGATAGCTATCTGAAAGACTGCCAAATGTTTTTCCAAAGTCATACCAACTTTGGATTAGAACTGGTTCTGCTGTAGGACCTTGTGCAAATGCACCTAGGAACGCTCCACGAGCCTGTCCGTTGTTTGCTAATTCAACTGCTTGCGGCAAAGGAACTTCATTAATGAAGACTCCTGGTCTGCTGTAAGTTGTCATTTGTATTACTCCTTAGGGTTAATTTATTGTCTCTGGGTTCCTAGTTATATTTGTATTGTAGAAAACGGGGTGGGCTGACTGTTGAGCGATATTAGAGGAGGTGTTTGTACTGGATACTTCTGAGCAAGAACTGTAGGCAAGATTTCGGCACTAACACGCATATTAAACACGTTAGAAAACAACCTCTTACCGTTTTGATCCGTCGTATCTTTTTTTGACATCCCAAGAAAATCAACACGACGAACAGTTTGATCTTCTGGAATAACCATGAGTCCACCGCGTAGTGGAAGAACTTGGCCAGTCAACATTGCTGCCAAGATTGCACGATCATGTCTTGGTTGTCGTGCGTATGTAGTAATTTGATAATCAAGATTTACTGGAATCGGGTACTCTGTTCTATATTGTTTTGTTCCAGAACCGTCTGGGTTAACAGTGCCCGCATCTGATCCCTCAAAATAATAGGGCATGTCTATTAAGCCTCTATGAGCTCTTTCGAAGTCTTCAGAGTATCCGATGAAATCAACTGTGATATATGGATATACCTGATCTCTAATTTCCATATCAGGTTGGCCATACCAAACCCCAACAGGTCGTTGTGCGTTTGCACTATCAGAGACCTTTATTCCAGCGAGAGCCGCCTTTATGGCTTTATCTTCATTAATAATAATAGGCATTAGATAACTCCCATATTCTTAAGGCTGCGGGAGATACCGGTAGCAAAAGCGTCTGTATCTATGTAATTAGTTAGAAAGTTTCTAAGCACCGCCGAAGGAGGGGTATCTTGATCCCCGTACTCTAAAAAGTTTACCTTTGCGGCAAGACTAGGTGGATAGTAAATGGTGTATTGCCCGTCTTCTTGACGAATAGACATTTGAGTCCATACATCTTCAGGCCAGCCGTTTATACGGCAAAAGGTTCTAAGGCGACTAGTTAGTACCGAGGAGTCGAACTCAGCACCTTCATATAGGGAGTTAGTTAATAGTTCTGTGATCACTTACGTCCCGCGATTACTCTAGCAGTTAGACTTCCTGCAATCCATCCAGCTACCATAGAGCTGGCATGAAACTTGTCTAAGCCAAGTACACCGCGTACGAATTGTTCTCGATCGGCTTCGCTCTCTTCGCGTGCCAAACGGTCAAGTAAGTAAATCATCAGAATCCTCCAAAAGAAGATGCGGGGTCAAGCTGCAGGGTCCGGATTACTCCGGCGTCAAGAACAAGAGTAAATGAAAAAGCCCCCTTTCGGGGGCTAATCATTTATTTCTTTTTAATAGTATTACATACCCTTTTTGCGGACCATTGACTTTTTCTTAGTCATTGGGCGGGCATTTGGGTCTACCTTCTTCTTGTTACGGAGCATCTTAAAGTCTGCCCCATCGATCTTCTTAGGATTGCCAGCTGTAGCAGCTAGCTTCTTTTGCTTTTCTGACATTGCCATTACTTCTTCTCCTTCTTTGGAGCAGCCTTCTTAACTGCCTTCTTAATCATCTTCCCCTTGTGAGGGCCCTTGCCGTACTTTGGATGAGTCTTATCTCTCTGTCCACAACCGCATGTAGAACACATTATTTCTTACCTTTCTTAGGCTTAGCGACTTTATCTTTTCCTTTACCTTCAGGTACACAGTTTGGCACCTTCTGGCCATTCTTGGTCTTCATACCTACCTGGACGTATCCGTCCCAGCATGGATTCTTAGCCATTACTTACCACCTTCGTGAGGGTTCTTTCGGTGCCAAGCACGGGTTGCTCGTTCCCCCGCCTTGATTGTCTTAGCACCAGCTTTTTTAGTAAGGTTGATCTTATCGTATTTTCCAGCTTTAGCTTTAGCCTCATGGTCGACAATTACGTCTCCCTTTTTATTCTTCTTTACGGTGTGCTTGGCACCGCCTACTTTAATTGTTCTAGCCATATCTATCTTTCCTCTATCCAATCGATAGACCACATCACCTTTGTGTTATTGCTGGTTCCTGCTACAGCGAGTGTGACCATGTCACTGACTGTACCTAAACTACCTCTTCCTAGTGGGGCATCCTGAAGAAATTCAATATATTGACCTGCAGTTGCTGGTGGTTGGTATCCAGCAAATAATGTAGCAGTACTAGATATTGCAGTGGCAGTTGTATTAAATTGACTTACAGGGTCAACAACGGCTGCATCTACCCATGTTCCACCAGTCAAATTACCACTAAATAAAACTTTGAAATGTAAACCTTCACTGTGGCCTAACGTAGATAGTCGAAAACCAATCGGTTTAACAAGTGCGTTAAGTGTAGTAGATTTTAAGCGACCACTAAATACTGGGTAAAAGGTATCAGCAGTAGTTAATGTGTATCCAGTTATTGGGCTGGCTATATTTGCTACTTGACCTCGACGATCACCCTCACCCTCACTAACATGAGAAACAGAGCCAAAATGTAATGTGCCCCCTTCTGTAGCTCCTGTAAGGTTCTTTACCTCAGCTCTGATAGGTAAAAACGGAGTTCTACAATATACAGTTGATATATGATTAGCGTGGCTAGCTACATGTACTAAGCGTTTACGTCCATCAATTACAAAATAATATTTAACTTCTCCAGCCCCATACCACT